TTGCTTTCATGGGTGATGCATCTAAAACTGATCCAGAAGAAATTGTAGATGGTCTTATTGATCTTTCTGTTTTTGCTGTTGGTACACTTGATGTGTTTAATGTTGATGCTAATAAAGCATGGGATAATGTTTATAAAGCAAACATGAACAAATCTACAGGAGTTAAACCAGGACGCCCTAACCCGTTTGGTCTACCAGATTTGATTAAGCCATCAGACTGGGTTGCACCTTCTCATAAAGGTAATCACGGAGATTTTTAATTCCGTAAATAAATATATTCATGCACAATGAGGAGGTTACATAATGTCGAATAAATTAAAAGAGCTTACTTGGGCTCACCATCAATCTGCTGAACGCAGAGCTTTTGCTAGAGAACTAATGGGTGGTAAAATTGATCCAAAACTTTACCACAAGTTTCTCACATGTCAATATATGAACTATGCAGTTCTAGAAAAACATACAAAAATCCCAGTAAACTTAAACTCTATTAAGAGAGCGCCTCGTATTTTTCAAGATATTCGCGAGTTAGAAACATTGTTTGGTTTTGAACCAGACGGTAAATTCCCGCCATCTGTTGATGAATATGCTGCTCATGTTACTGCGCTTGCGGAAAAAAATGACAACCAATCTCTACTAGCTCATATGTATGTTCGCCATTTTGGTGAGTTGCATGGTGGCCAAATGATTAAGAAAAAGATTCCAGGTAATGGGATTATGTATGAATTTGACGGTGATACTAAAGTTCTAATTGAAGAATTTAGAAAACTACTTAATGATGACATGGCCGATGAAGCAAAAATCTGTTTTGATTTTGCATCAAAATTGTTTGATGAATTATCTCTGGAAATCAAAGAATAATTTTTGTTGACACACTTCACACACTAGTATATAATCTTTATATGGGACAATAAAATAAGGAGAAATCTTATGCAGTTTGAAGATGAAACCGTATCGTTCGAAGAACTCGAACTAATTAAAAATACAGCAAAAGCCAATAGATTGTTGCGAAGCGAATCTGCAAGAACGAAGCGAAAAGAATTAAAGCAAATTCGCGAAACTAAAATTCTCAATGAATGGGCTAGACAACGTAGAGAGCGTAAACAAAATGCAAAACAAAATCACAACACTTAATGTAGAAGAAGATCCTCTTACTGGGGATTTTTTTCTGCAGCTTACAGATGAAATATGCGAAGAGCTAGGATGGACCGTTGGTGATACTCTTATATGGGAAGAACTACCAAACAATTCTTGGTCAATAAAGAAAAAAGATAATGTACCCGCTGTGGAATAGATTAAACGAATATGCTGAGTATATTAATAGCCGCTTTAATGATAAGTTTCAGCGTTATGACAATCCAAAGTATACTGAAGATCTTCATTTTAAAGATTGGAATGATACTTTCTGGAAATCGGAATTAATAGATAAAGCACATCTTAAAACTATTGCACCTAAAGACGGCAAAGGTTTGTGGTTAATGCATATTAATATTTTTCCAAAAACAGGAATTGAACTTCCTGTTCTAGGTTTTGATATTGTAGCAGGTCCTAAAAAGATTACGGGTTCTTTTATGGACTTTTCTCCATTACATGGTTTTTCACATCCATATACAAAATATATGGAGACAAAGGTAAAAGATCTTGAATGGAATAAGCAGAGAGAATTGCCACCTTGGGCTAAAGAGATTTTTTCAGAGAACATGATTGCGGTTGGCAATATTAATACTGAAGAAGAATTAGAGCAATTTATTAAAGTAACGAGTGATTTACTTAATTACTATTTGGATAACTTAGAAAAAGATGCTGTTAAAGCTGAACGCGATACTAAGCCAATTCTAAATAAGTATTGTTCTAACCAAAAGCTAAATCCTCATTTGCATAGATCTATTCTTGCTATGGGAATTTCTGAAGAAGATAAAAACCTATACGTAAATAACGTATTGTTTGAGGAATTATAAAATGAAAATTGCAGTATGCTCTGATGTCCATTTAGAATTTGGACCTATTACACTTCAAAATACTGAAGGCGCTGACGTGTTAATCTTGTCGGGTGACATCTGTGTCGCTAATGATTTGAATGATCGTGCAGATCCTGCAATTCTTGGCATGACAAACAAGAGTAATATCTATCATGACTTCTTTCAGAATTGCTGCCGCGAATTTAAGCACGTTGTTTACATCTCCGGTAATCACGAGCATTATAACGGTGATTTTGCACTAACTTATTCTAGACTAAAAGAAAAACTAAGTTACTTAACTAACTTGCATATCCTTGAAAAAGAATATGTTACGTTTGATGATGTTACTTTTATTGCTGGAACTCTTTGGACTGATATGAACAAAGAAGATCCAAGTACTCTGTATGCAATTAAAGGTTATATGAATGACTATAGAATCATCAAAGATACTTCTACTCTAGTAACATACAAAGCTCATATCTTAAAAGATAAGCCAGTTGGAATGACTGACGAAGAATGGATTGCATTGCCTTATGATGAACGTCATACTGTTGAATTTAAGACGCGTACAGGATCATTCACGCCGACAAAGTCTGTTGAAGAACATAAAGCTATGTTAGACTTTATTGATGCAACCGTAAAAGGATTGCCAAACGAAAAGTTTGTAGTAGTTGGACACCATGCTCCTTGTAAGCTTTCAGTTAAGCCAGAATACGAAGATGACACGATGGTTAATGGTGCTTATTCTTCTGATTTGTCAGAGTTTATTCTTGATCGCCCACAAATTAAAGTATGGACACACGGGCATACTCATGACAAATATGATTATATGGTTGGTTCTACTCGTGTTATTTGTAATCCTCGCGGTTACATCAAATATCAAGAAATCGCAGATAATTTTGAATTACAATATTTTGAGGTGTAAATATGGTTGATATGATTAGTAGTTATGACGTCTTTACTAAACGTATGGAAGAAAAATATCCAAAAATGTTTTCTGGGCCGTATGGTGGCTTTTGTGTAGGCGAAGGTTGGTATCATATTATTGAATTACTGTTTGAGCATATTCAAACACATATTGATTGGAATAATGCACGAGCTGAAAGACATCCGGATCTTTGTTATAAACCAATTGAGCAAGTTGTAGTTGAACAAATTAAAGAAAAGTTTGGTGGCTTGCGCTTTTACTATAGAGGCGGCAACGATACTATTGCTGGTATGATTGCTATGGCAGAAACTTGGGCTGAACATACATGTGAAACTTGTGGTGATCTAGGTAAGCGTCGCTCAGGCGGTTGGATTCGTACACTATGCGATAAACATGAAGAAAAACGCCAAGCTACTATCTCTTAAGACGTGGGATGAATGGGAGTCTGACGGCTTCCATGTTATTCGTGGCCAAAGAGCTACGGCATATAACTCAAATAATAAAGCTTTATTTGATAAATCGCAAGTAACTAAAACTATTCATCATTCATACAATGAACGAAAACATGTTACTGAGGTAAGTCGCAATAGTGAACCAAAACCAGAGTATGTTTATTACGCCGATGGTTCTGGATATGTAAATTATGGCGGCCCATGTGGACCACTGTATTTTGATAGAAATGGAAACACATAATGAGATTCTGGACCATTGTTTATCCCGGTGATAACAACGAAGTAATTTACGAAACGTTATCTGACGCAGAGATTATTGCTACATACTGGAATCACTGGTACGGAAAAATGTGTGAAAAGTTTGGTAAAGACCATGTTGATGCGCATTACTGCAAGCAAGACTGTATTGACGACTGGACAGTTGTGCACTGGGCTGTGGAGAGTAAAGATGACTAAAATACAAGATTTGTTAAACCTTGAAGCAACATTGTCTAATAATGGACAAAAAGATTCTGAAGAATATCGTCAAGCGCATATTGAGATCAAGCAACTACGCGGTACTGAAGCCCCAGTTTGTTGGGGCGACGATGACTGCTCAACATTAATCTTGTCTCAATGTCCTTGGCGCATAGACTGCTATAAGGAATAAGTTTTGCAAAGAATAAATCGCGATGACACTGAACATGGTGTCGAATATTATAAAGCCAGCGAAGTAGATGATAAAATTAAATCTAATGCAGCTTGGGCGACTTTCATGTGCGCGCAATTGGTAGCAATCGAACGCGCCGAGTGCTCAAAGATTGCTAAGGGTTGGGTAAGACAATATGATGACGTTGCTGCGTCAATTTCTAGATCTATTGAAGCAAGAGGTAATGAGTGAACTGGGAAAAGCTACAATTTTTAATTACTTGTGTAATGTTTATAGCAACATTAATTGGATTTCTTGCAATAATATTTACATGGATTAGTGCATAAACTAGTTGACAGTTTATAGTTTTTGTTATATAATAGATATAACAAGTGGTATTGCCGCTTGATTGTTTAAACATAAAGGAAAAATAATGAAGAAGGGTACTATACCAAGAACTATTGTTACTGAAAAAGCTGGTAAACGCTTAGCAGTAGATTATTTTGAAACTACAACAGGTTCGGGCGTTCGATATTATGTTAATGACGTTCTTGTTGAAGAAAAACTTTTTGAAGGCAAAAGTATTCATTGGGCACAATCTGCGGCTCATCATTGGCTAGATGCTATTAAACCTCTAAACGGATAATATAATGGCAATTGTACCAAGAACACCAGAAAAAGTTCATCACGAAATCCAAGAAATGCTATCAAAAGGTGTAAATTATATTGATGCTCTTGTGGAGTATGCAAGAATAAATCATTTAGAAATTGAAAC